GAACTGGAGATTCCAGCTCCAGCAGTCGTCCCCACAGATGGACGCGCCTATCTGTCTTGGGCCGAGCTGGAAATGCCCGCGCCGGCAGCGCCAGTAAATGCACGCGCCTACGTGCTTTGGGCAGAATTTGAAATCCCCCATCCAGCAGCTGCATCGAACAAGCGCGCCTTCTTGTCTTGGGCTGAGCTAGAGATGCCTGGGCCGAACGTAGCCCCATCGCCAAGTGGGTCTCTGCTATCTGCGAATAAGGTACTGCTGACGGATACTTCAAAATACAACAAAATTGCTGTTGAGGAGATTGAGTCGTATAACAAGTTGACTACGGGTAACTGATGACTGCTCAAGGCAAGGGTCTTCAGGTAACAGCTGACGCTGAAGCCATTGAAGAAGGCCCAATCACCCCTACGATAGAGGAAGTTGAGGCTAATCTAGCCATTTTGGCTAGGGCTGCGCAACTCCCAGCCTACTGCCGCACTCGGAATGTAAGACTACAGTTTCAACATGCCTTTGAGCTGATCGGAGGCATCCCGCGTCTAGCAACTTGGGCTCATGCTAATCCAGACAAGTTCTTCGCGCTGTATTCCAAGCTCATTCCGGCCCAGATTACTGGAGCTGACGGCGGAGCCTTGAAGATAGAGCTGTCTTGGCTGAATACCAGGGATACAACTGGCCGTAGTCAAGGTAATGTGATCGAGATTGATCCAAAGACCGGAGACAAGGCGGCGTAATGGCTGGCCCCGCTTGGAATCCCAATGCAATGGCCCAGGGTCTGCGGGATTATGCCTCCCGCACCTTCAGTCTGGACCCACAGCCTGAGCAATCACTGCCTGAGATGGGCGTAGAGGCTGTTGCAGGATTCATTCCTGGGGTAGGTCAGGCTATGGCAGGTAGGGACTGGGAGCGTGCGCGTAGAGCCAATGATCCTGCAGGCATGGCTATGGCTGGAGCTAGTTTGGCCCCGTGGGGCAGAATGGGCAAGGCTCTCAAGTCTGGAGTATTTGGGGGTAAATCCAGCAAAGGGGCTGACCTAAGTAAATTGAAGAAAGCTGAGGAAGAGTTTTATGACCCTCGGCGTGGTATGTCTGAGCAAGATACTAGAACAAGTATCTGGCAAAAGCATGGTTGGGAGCCTGAAGCAGGCGGTAAGTGGATCTACGAGATTCCTGATCAGGGAATGTCCTTACGCAAGCCTCGCTTTGAGATGGGGGGTACTAAATTCTGGGATGAGGATGTTAAGTCTGCTATTCATCATCCTAAATTGTTCGAGGCTCATGCTGATATAGGCGACATGCCCTTTCATGGTAGTATGGATCCTAAACTTGATATTGGTGGGTCGTATCAAGGTCTAAGAGGTGGTAGGATAGATGTAACAGGTAATATTGCAAAAGATTTCATGTCTTCAAGTATTCACGAGATTAATCATGGATTGCAGCACAAAAATCTACTTGAGGGCGGTGGAGATCCAGATAGATATTTGAACGCAATAATTGAAACAAACCATGCTACTCATGCCCCACAAAAAGTCTCGGATGTTCATAAAGCTAATGAGATGTATTTGCATCGAGCAGGCGAAGCGTACTCTAGGGCAGCCGAGGCTAGGTGGTTAAGAAGTCCAGAATCTAATCTCATGACTCCACCTTCTCAGACTTTGCGGGAGATGGGCTATCCCATTGAGAAATTACTGCTAAAGGATGATATTAGCGACATCATAATGGGTAGGAAACTCTGGGAACCTCCGCCTCAGAAACCGGGGAGGCAGATTGATCAAGAGGTTCTTGCGACGTTGCTTAGGCGTTTAGGTGAAATGCCCTAATGGCTAGAATTCATCTTTCGTACAAGCCTAGAGAACAGTTCATACCGTTCCATAATCGACAGGCTAGATTCGGCACTCTAGTCTGCCATCGGCGTTCTGGAAAGACAGTCGCAGCGGTCAATGACCTGATCATTGGAGCAGTAGAGTGTACGCTCCCGCATCCGCAGCTTGCTTATGTAGCCCCAAACTATGCGATGGCGAAGCGCATTGCTTGGGAGTACGTGAAACAGTATGCGGCCCCGTTGATTGAGCAGACTCATGAATCAGAGCTCAGAGTCACTCTTCGTAATCAAGCTAAGATATACCTGCTTGGCGCTGAGAAAGCTGACTCTCTGCGTGGTATCTATCTGGATGGGTGCATACTTGATGAGTATGCCCAGATCAGACCCAGTATGGTCTCTCAGGTTATCCTGCCTTCCCTATCAGATCGAAAGGGGTGGCTCGTATACATGGGTACGCCAAGAGGTAAGAACCACTTTTACGATATGCATAAGAGGGCCTTGGCGAGTCCAGAATGGTTCCACATGCTTCTCAAAGCCTCCGAATCAGGAATTCTGCCTCAGGAGGAACTGGATCTAATCAAGTCGCAGATGGATGCGAGCGACTATGAACAGGAGTTTGAGGTATCGTTTGATGCGGCGCTTAAGGGTGCTATTTTTGGTGTCGAAATGGAGAGGGCGGAAATTGAAGGTCGAGTGGGGGAATTTCAGCTTGACCCTAATGTTCCTCTTGATGTTGTTGCTGACCTTGGTTATACTGACGATACAGCTCTAGGTTTCTTCCAGAAAGCACCTGGAGGCGTGTTAATTCACGAAGTTTACGTCAATAATGAAATGGAGTGGGACTCATATCTCGATGAGATGGACCTTCGCAACGTCCGAGATGTGTATCTACCTCACGATGCGCGGGCCAAGAATCTCCAAACTGGTCGCAGTATCGTGGAGCAAACAATTAAACGCGGGTATCGTCCTCGGATTGTGCCAGATCACAAGCTTAGGGATGGTATCGCAGCTACGAGGAAACTGCTTCCATATACGTATTGGAATCTTCCGCTATGCTCTAGCGGAATTGAAGCGATGAAGTCGTATCGCAGAGAATGGGATGAGAAGCTACAATGTTATCGTGAGCGGCCAGTTCACGATTGGGCTTCTCACGTGGCGGATATGATGCGATACTTGGGGGTAGTATTCAACAATATCGACTATACGCCATCTAAAATCATTGTTCCTGGTCACGACCCGAGAGCAGCTTATAATTTCACTCTCGAAGATCTGTTTACCGACCAAAGAACCAATCCAGCACTCTTTAGGGAGTAGCCATGGCTGCCGAAGGTTTCACTAAGATCGAGTCCTTGGCGGAACAGACCAAGGTCGAGGGTGGCGACTACCAGCGCTGGATCTCTGAGTTGGCCGCTGCTGACAAAGAGCTGGATAAGTGGCGTAGGAAGGGCAGGAAGATCGTCAAGGAGTACCGCTCAGAGCGTACTGACGCCTCTGGAGCCGATCCTAGCATGGATCGTAGGTTCAATCTGTATGCTGCGAACGTCAATATTCTCGCAACGTCGCTGATGAATCAAGCTCCTTCAGCTACGGTCAATCGGGAGTTCAAGGATACTGCAGACGACGTTGCTCGGGTGGCTTGTGAGATTCTGGAACGTGCGATGAATTCGCACAATAGTCGCAATTTCAAGACGCCGAACCTACTCAAGCAGGTGGTTCAAGATATGCTGGTCCCCGGTTGTGGACTATCCTGGCACACCTACTATGCTGAGACGGAGACCAAGACAGAAGAGCCTACAGAGGAAATGATTGCTCTCAATCCTGATGTCAAGGGGCTTGAGTACGACGAGGTGGTCAAAGAGGAACTGAGGGATGAGTACGTGTATTGGGAGGATTTGGTCTGGTCACCCGCTCGTACGTGGGAAGAGGTACGTTGGGTAGGTCGCAAGACGTATCTGACGAAGGACCAAGGGACCAAGCGATTCGGAAACAAGTTTAAGCATGTGCCTCTAGACCATGCCCCCAAGAAACAGGACAACTCGGTTGGGACTCAGAATGCCGTGTTCCAGCAAGCTGTTGTCTATGAAATCTGGGATAAGGACTCCAAGAAGGTTCTGTGGTTGAGCAAGGGCTACGACAAGGTACTGGAGACGAAGGATGACTTTTTGGAGTTGGATGATTTCTTTCCTTGTCCGAAGCCTCTCATGGCGACGGTCAGCAATGGACAGTTTGTCCCCATCGCTGACTACGAGTATGCCAAGGATCAGTATCGAGAACTCAACGAGATCAATACACGCATCGGGCTACTTGTCAGAGCATGTCGCGTTGCAGGCGTATACGACAAGTCCTCCGCTCAAGTCAAGGCTCTTGTCAACAACGCCGCCGAAAATACACTCATTCCAGTCGATCAGTGGGCGGCCTTCGCTGAGAAGGGTGGAATCAAGGGCGTAATCGACTGGATACCACTCGATCAGATAGTTGTAACCATTGAGCAATTGTCTAAGGCTCGTGAAGATATCAAGCAGCAGATCTATGAAATCACGGGGATGGCCGATATCATCCGCGGTGCTACGAAGGCATCAGAGACGCTCGGCGCCCAGAAGATCAAGGCGCAGTATGCGTCGATGCGGATTCAGGAGCGCCAGAAGGCAGTAGTTGAGTACAGCTCTACTGTATTCAGTATCCAGGCGCAGCTTATGCGCAAGCACATGGATATCAATGAGATCAGTAAGTTGGCCCAGGTCGACTTCATGGCTGAGGACCCAGCTCTGATCCAGCAGGCGCTTCAGCTCATCAAGATGCCCGAGTTTGTCCTCCGCTCTCAGGTGGAGTCTGATACCCTGTCTGACATCGACTTCCAGGCGGAGAAGCAAGACCGCATGGAGTATATGACCACGATCACCAATTACCTGAAAGAGATGCTCCCCGTCATTCAGAATGACCCCATGATGGGGCCGTTCCTGCTACAATTGCTCCAATTCTCACTCGCAGGCTTCAAGGTTGGCAAGAAGTTTGAGGCTGAGCTTGATAAGACCTTCCAGGCTATCCAGCAGAAGATCGCCAATCCTCCGCCGCCAGAGAAGCCAATTGAAGAGAAGCAGATGGAGCATGAGATGCAATTGGCTGAGAAGGAAGGCGAACAGAAAGAGAAAGAGCATGGCATGAAGATGCAAGAGGGGCAGCAGAAGGTTGCCCTTAAGGCTCAGGAAAATAAGCTCAAGCTCGTAGGGGCTCAGCAAGACCTTCAGGTTAAGCAGCAGGCTAATCAGCAGAAGATGCAGCAGAATACCGCTCAGTTCTGGCAGAAGATGCAGCAGGATGCGCGTATGGCTCAACAACAGGAAGCGCAAGCCTTCATGACTGGAGGGCAGGATCGTGGCCAGAAGAAGGTTTAGATTCAGCGCTAGTGAGGGCAAGCTAGTCGAATTCACGGAACCTGAGGCTGGTGGCGTTGAGATCATCGGGGACAGCCATTACGAGGGTCTGCGGGCTACGGATGGGACTGATATCTCATCCCGCGCCAAGCACCGCGAGTACATGAAGACCCATGGGCTTACAACGATGGACGACTTCAAGGATGAGTGGAAGAAGGCTGCAGAAAAGCGAGCTGATTTCTTCCAAGGTAAAACAGGGGCTGTAACAAGAGAAGATATTGGGCAAGCGATCCATCAACTAGAAACCCGAGGTCGCAAGCGAAACCGCTAGACTGACTAAACTTGAAAGAGGTATAATC